TTGACGGACAAAACACAGTTGACATCGCAAAAGCCGAAGCCAAGTGCAAAGCCATCAACGCCTATGAAACCCTTGACGAAGTCAAAAACAAAATAGCGTATGACTTTGAGTTGTTCAATGGATTCGCACTTGAAATCATTTGGAACAAAGCAAAGACGGCAATTGCTGAAATCTACCATCTACCTTTCAAGAACATCCGCAAAGGATTAGAGGGTGACTATGTGTATTGCACGGATTGGACTGACCGCAAGGCAGAACAAATACATTATCAACCATTCAATTCAACCACACGAGAATCCAAATCAATCTACTACTGCCAATACTACCGCCCTGGACAAGGTGAATATCCTTTGCCCGATTATGTTGGTGCGTTAAAATATATTGAAGTTGACACGGAGATTTCAAATTACTATTTGAATTCTATCAAGAACGGATTCACGGCTCAGACGCACATCCAGTTATTCAAGGGAATCCCAACACCGGAAGAAGCTCGTGCAACTGCAAGACGATTCAAAGAGAATTATCAAGGCACGGACAATGCCGGTGGACTTATCATCCAATACAACGACCCACAAGAGAAAGAGTCGGTGATCAGCAACTTGCAACCATCTGATTTTGACAAGCAATTTGATTTGTTGAATAAGACCGTACAACAAGAGATATTTGTTGCACACAAGGTGAACTCTCCGATGCTCTTTGGAGTGCGTGTAGAGGGTCAATTGGGTGGTCGTTCAGAGATGATTGAAGCTTATGAGATGTTCCAACAATCATACATTGAACCCCGTCAGCAAAAGATAGACAACTCACTCACATATTTATTTGAGTTCATCTCTCCAGTACGCTTGGAAACCATCAACAAACCACCTGTTGGAATTGATTATGTTGCCTTGTATACTGCTGGAGTTCTCACACAAAACGAAGCTCGTAAAGAATTAGGGTTTGACGAGATAGAACCAACCATTGCACCAGTTAAATTGTCTGCTGAAAACCCATTTGGATGGGATGATGAGCGTGACTTGGCGGTTTTTATGAAGTACGGTGAACCAGCGGAGAACTTTGAGGCAATGACATTTGAGTTTGCCGATGCGATAGAACAAGCCATCTTGAATGTCTTGAAGGAGAACAAAGGTTTGCAAGTTGGAGATATTGTCAACATCACGAAACTTGATCCACAAGTTGTTGTTGATACCATTGCAAAATTGAACGATGCGAAGTTGATCAAGGGATACAATGAAGGTCTTGAGGTAACACCAAAAGGATTGGATGAAATCAAGCAATTGAAATCCGAAATCGTGGTTCGTTACAAATATGCACTTGCACCGGGAATGACGGGCGGTATGATCATACCAGGTTCACGAGATTTCTGCCGTCAAATAGACCGCTCAAATCGTGTGTACTCTCGTGCGGATATTGATGCGATGTCTGCACAAACAGGAATTGATGTTTGGTCAAGAAGGGGTGGTTGGTATCACGATAAAGTGAGAGATGTCAATGTTCCACAATGCCGACATATTTGGCAACAACAATTATTAAGGAGATTGAAGAAATGACCAACTTTGTATATTTCATTTCAACAACCTATTTGAAAGACAACAGTCCTTTGAATGAGAATGTTGACGATAAGTTGCTGAAGTCAGCAATCAAAGAAGCTCAAGAGATTTATGTGAGGGATGTCATTGGTTCAGGCATTTACAACGAATTGCAAGTACAGGCATTCGCTGGAACTTTGACTCAGTTAAACACGACCCTTTTGGATTCATACATCGCACCTTGTTTGAAGTATTACACTTTGACTGAGGCAATGTTGCCAATGACATTCAAGTTGATGAACAAGAGCGTTGCATCTCGTGAATCAGACAATGCTCGTGCAGTATCCGTTGAAGAGATGACATTGATTGAAGGCAGATATAGGGATAAAGCGGAATACTATGCAAATAGATTGCGTGATTATTTGCGTACCAACACAAATGACTTTCCGTTGTTCTTGAATCCCGGCAATACATTTGATACTATCCGACCAAAGAACACCGCATTTGTCGGTGGTATTTATCTACCAACTTCTAAAGATTGTTTTTGGAACTATGACTTCCCCGACGAGGACAAATAAGTGGCAAAAGAATAACGAAGCCAAACTTCTCAAATTCCTAAAGAATGACACTAAATCAAATCATAGCAAAGATACAAGCCGCAGCCGAAAGCCATAAAATGGTCGGTCACTTCGGAGTAGGTCAGCAGTCCAATCTCACGGTTGAGAATGTTGAGTACTATCCTTTGGTTTGGTTGTATCCTGATGGCTTTAATTTGCAGTCAGCCGGGAAGTTGATGACATACAACTTTGCTTTGATTGTGATGGATCGTGTGTTTGAATCTGAGAGCAACACAATTGAAGTGCTTTCGGATACCGCTCAGATAATGGCTGACATATTTGCACTGGTTGACACTAACAACCAAGCCGATGGAGATTTTGAATTAAGCATCAACGGGAATGCATCACCTTTCTATGATGCGAAAACTGATATACTTGCTGGTTATGCAATCAACTTCCAAATCCTCACTCCTTATTTGGCTAATAGTTGCGTTGTTCCTGTGTAGTGTGCTTTGGTCAATGTTCAACTTTGAAGAAGAACACAAGCCAGTACCACCGCAGATCAATGTAGAGATGCACGAAAGAATCGTTGAACACACCAAGATAAAAAGAATAAAGCTCATTGAAGAACTCAACCACTATGACACGATATTTCTTGATACTTTTGATGCTACTTCTGACGGACTTGAAAGGGCAATCAATCTCCATAGATTCTGCGACTCTACGCTCGGCAAATAGTTATTTGGTCAAAGGTGCAATCGCACGGCAAAAAGTAGGGCAGTTGATGAAGATTGTTCAGGCAGATTCTATCATCATTGATCAGCAAGATTCTATCATCATCAAACAAAAGTTGAACATCGGATATCTGAAGGATGAGAACAAAGTCCTTGTGAAGCAAAATAAAGCCATCTCACGCACTTTGAAGTTGTTTAAGAGTATAAGTATAGGTTTAATTGTTTTAAGCGTTGTCGGATGGCTGAAATAGATTTATCCAAATTACCCGATGCACTTGATACATACTTAGGTGATGCATCTGAAGGGTCACTCTTGCAACAAATCATCGTTGAATGGTGGAACAAGAAAGTCATCCCCCCGATTTGGGCAAACTTGGATGCCAACGGAACAAACGCATCATCCAAACTTCGCCAATCCTTTGCACCAGGTAGCATCACAAAGTCACCGACATCCATCAACACAATCTTGTTGGCTGAGGACTATTGGGAGTTCATTGAATACGGAAGGAAGCCAACACGAGGAGGACACATTGAAGGCACTCCATACCTTTGGCAGTCGTTAAAAACTTGGATCAGTCAAAAGGGTATCAAACCAGCGGAAGGTCAGACATACGATACACTTGCCAAAGCCATTGCCAAGAAGATTCACCGAAGCGGAACTAAGGCACAACCATTCTTGGAAAAGGCATTTACCGAATCCATTCAGATGGAATTGGTCAACGAATTGAACGCACGATTTGGGGATTTGATATTTAGTGAAGACATAAAAATCTAACTAAAAGCAAAATATATTTGCATTACTGATTTATTTATTTTACTTTTGCTCTCGTTATGGATTACACGAAAGCAATTGAAATCATCAAACTTAAACGCAGACAAGGACTCTATCAGATTGTCGCAAGAAAAACGGGAGTATCACTTCCAACCGTTCGCAAGTATTTAGTTGAGGGAAACATCGTTTCTCCAAAAGCAAAAGCAGTCATTGAGATTGCATTGAGGGAGGTCAACAATGATTGAGTTGGCAATCAATGGATGGATTCTTTCCGTTCCTGGTACATTGGGTGTTGAAAAATACATCTACACAATTGAAGCCGTTGACAATTACCTAATCAACAATCACTTTGATGAGCTGAGAAATTATGTCAACTCAAGACAAGTTGGATTTGGTGACTGCGTTGCAACGGAATTTGATGGCATCAACTCAGAAGCATTTTTCAAAAACGAAGTGGACAAATTCACAGTTCTATTTATGCTCGGACAACAAACAAACTTTCTATAAACCTATGAACAAGTCAGAATCAATCAAGAACATTGCCGGTGCTTTGGTAAACTTCCAAGCAACCGTCAGCAAAGTATCAAAGGAATCCAAGAATCCTTTTTTCAAATCCAAGTATGCAAGTTTAGCGAACATACTGGACACAATCCAAAAGCCATTGAGCGAATGTGGTTTGGCAATCACGCAGTTTCCCGATGGAGATGCACTCACGACATTAATCGTTCACGCTGAATCAGGCGAATGGATGGAATCATCTTATGTGATGCCGGTTGCAAAACAAAACGATCCACAAGCAATGGGAAGTGCAATGACCTATGCTCGTAGGTATGCACTCGGCTCAATCCTAAATCTGAACATTGACGATGACGATGATGGTGAGAAAGCAATGGGAAGGCAGTCAGCCACAAAGCGTGATGAACTCAATCCAAAACATCCAAGTTGGGCAAAAGCCGTTGAGCATTTGAAGACAGGTGGATTGATGAGCGACATCACAAGCAAGTTTGAAGTGAGCGAAGTGAATCAGAAACTTTTAATTGGCGAGAAATGAAACATCAACTTCCAACTATTCACACTAATCTAAACGAGGATGACTGGCAAGATTTAAGGCGGTCACGATTCACGGCATCTGAAATCCACAAACTGATGGGTACTCCGAAAAACAAATCGGAGTATCTTTCTGAAACTGCAAAGACATTCATCTTTGAAAAGGCAGCGGAATACCTAACCGGGCAGAAAGCGGAGATGTATGGTCGTGCATTGGATTGGGGAAAGGAACACGAGAAAGAAGCGTTCCACTACTTTGAACTCCAGTCAGATGGTTTTTACACATACTATGGTGCAGAGACATACACATTTATCACCTATGGAGAATGGGGAGGATATTCACCCGATGCACTTGGAACGCACTTGATTGAAATCAAATGTCCTTTTAACTCAGGCAACCACCTTCAGAACTCATTCATCACCAACAACGAGCAGTTAAAATCCAAACGCCCGGAATACTACTGGCAAGTGCAGATGGGTTTGATTGCAACGGAGATGACTGAAGGTTTGTTCTTGTCGTACGATCCCCGAATGCCCATCGGCAAGAAGCTCACGCAAACGCTGATCACTTTGGATGATGACATCAAGGAAATCATTGACGAGAAGTTGGCCTCGGCCGGTGAACTCTTTTTGTCAATCACAAAATAAATCGTTCATTCACCAAGTCAAATAGAAAATAAATTTGTTATTGTGAAAGTTAAATTGTTACTTTGATTTATGGATTTGATATTCTTAATCGTAATCACACCCATCACCATTGCGGTGATGTTCGTGTACTGGAAGTTGAAACAATACTTTCGTGAAGTGAATGCAATGCCTGAGGCACAGCCGTATCAATTTGAAAGGGATGAGTTCATTCCGCATTTTGACGAATACACTCAGTCACTCTATCAACACAAATTTTACAAAGGAAAAACTAAATAAAAAAATACTATGAATCAAATGCAATTATTTGACCAAATGCCTGAGAGTGATTTGGCAATCTTGAAAAAAGCAATGGGTATCTTGAACAGGTACTTTGATGGAACTTCAACACCAGTTAAGAAAACACGCAACCGAGGGATTCACCGAACCACTCAATTGTGCCTGGATGAAATCAAATCCGCTTACGGCAAAGAATGGATTCTCAGACACGATGTTCTTTTCAAGGAGATCTACATCAAGCACAAGAAATGGGATGTTTCAAATTTGATTAAAAAATATGTTGAACTTAATCTTATTGAAGTTGTGAGGGACACCAAAAACAAAAATAATAACATCATTAAATTTAGATTCTTATGACAACCATCATCATCATCGGACTGGTATTATTTCTCGCCATTGCCTTATTCAAAGTCAACGCACTTTCAATAAGGGAAGAAGAACTACAAGAACAGGTAAACAAGTTGAATCGTGATCATTGGGATTTACAAGCTGAGAATCTCAGCATACGGTCACAAATTCAATCGGCAAATGACCGTGCTAAAACTTGGGAACTACACGCAAACGATTTAATTCAAAGTAGAAAAAATGTTAAAAGCGTTAGTGGTAAAAGCAACGATTAATTTCATTGTCAAGTGGCGAGTGTATTTCGCTGGAGAGCTACTCGCCACCTTTGAAAACGAACAAGATGCCATAGATTATGCAAACTTCATTGATCAACAAGACAACAACTGAATTCATTTTTGAGTTGTTGTGGGAGAAAGTCCAAAGCGGTGAGCTTCGGTCTGATGTGTACACCACATCAATACTGATGGACATAGAACGACAAGCCACCCAGTACGAACCAGTAATCAGTCAGGAACATTATAATGACGGATTTTCAAAAGCAAAAGAAATTTATGAACAAATACATTAAAGCAACGGTAACGGCAGTAATG